TAGAGAACTTTTTCATTGCTAATTTTGCTTTATGTGATGATCCCCAATCATTATGGATTGGAGAAATTATCCGAAACGGAAGCACTAATTATTTGGAATGGCAAAAAAGAGTTCAGGGATTAAAATATATTTTTAAACAAGAAACAGAATCTTTGTTTTCTGATGAAAAGTTAGAAACAGTATTTGATTGTTCAAAAGGTCATCCAATTTTACTTAAAAAATTTTTGAGTAAAAGTGTATCAATTGAATCAATGGTCATCTATGACAATATCTTTTTTTACTGTAAAAAGTTTGATAAAAAACTTTTAGATCCAGTATGGAAAACCGTAAGTTTGAGAATTAAAAAATACAAACCATTCATAAATATTGATGTATTTGAGTATAAGAGAATTGTGAAAGAAATTGTTTTTAAAATCTCATGAGTTTTTTTAGTTCCGATATTGTCCAAGAAGAAGTTCGTAAACTTTCAGAATTACAAAAGGAAGTTTATTCTAATATGTTCAACTTTGTCTTAATGGACAGAGAGGATAAATTGAAACATCTAGAAACTCTTGAGGAATTAATTGAAACTCAGAAGTTACTGTATACTCGTTTGAGTTTGTCCGATGATCCTGAGGCACGCGAGTTGAAAAAACACATTTTGAATCATGCAGTTTCTATGGGTATGCCATCTAACACTGATTTGAATATCTTGCTTGACAATATGAAAACTCTTTTAGAAGACACCAAAAAGCAGGTTGACAAAAGTTGACCTATAAATTAAAATACAAAAGTAATCCAACCAAATACAACGAATACGGAGAATACGAATGTCCTTTTCAGACCTTAAAAAACAATCTAAACTTGGTTCGCTCACTGCTAAACTTGTAAAAGAAGTAGAAAAAATTAGTCTGGGTGAATCAACTGTAGATGAACGATTTTGGAAACCCGAGGTAGATAAAGTTGGTAACGGTTTTGCAACGATCCGTTTCCTGCCTGCTCCTGAGGGTGAAGAACTACCTTGGTCTAAAGTGTGGAGTCACGCTTTCCAAGGTTCTGGTGGATGGTATATTGAAAACAGTCTTACAACTTTGAACCAAAAAGATCCTGTATCCGATTACAACAGGGAACTGTGGAACAGTGGCAATGATAAAGACAAAGAAACTGTACGTAAACAGAAGCGTAAACTGTCTTACTACGCAAACATCTATGTTGTGAAGGATCCTGCTAATCCTCAGAACGAAGGTCGTGTCTTCCTCTATAAATTTGGTAAGAAGATCTTTGATAAGATTATGGGTGCAATGCAACCTGAGTTTGAAGATGAAGAAGCAATCAATCCGTTTGATTTCTGGCAAGGTGCAAACTTCAAACTAAAAATTGTAAAGAAAGATGGTTACTGGAATTATGATAAATCTGAGTTTGATCGCCCTTCTCCTCTGCTGAGTGATGACGATGCCCTTGAAGGACTCTGGAAAAAAGAATACTCTCTTACTCAGTTCCTTGCTGCTGATCAGTTCAAGACTTATGATGAACTTGAGAAGCGTCTTAACTATGTTCTGAATACCAAACCTCAACAACGTCGCATTGATGAGGAAGTTGACGACGAAGACAATAATCGTGGGTCTTATACTCCCGACTTCTCTTCACGTCATCCTGAACCAGAACTTCCTATTGTTAGTTCCTCTCCAAAAGATGAAGATGAAGATGATGCTTTGAGTTACTTCCAACGTCTTGCAGAGGAGTAATTAAACTCCCGTGATGTTAATGTTGTCGGTTGCTTTCAAACTATTTGAAATATAATCTGACGATTGTTTATAGGTTGATATATCTTCAAGATCATTAATTACATTTTGAAGATATATCTCTCTTAATATAAAAATATTCCTCTTTTTATCATTAAGTTCTTCTTCGTAGTCATAAAAAGATACTGGTTGAGCAATATCTGATCCTGCTTTAGGAACTATAACTCCTAAACCCTCATCATAATACTCAAGAGCTGCTTGCCCAGAAACTGCTAATCTATTATAGAAAGTTTCGTCTACGATTAGTCCAGCATTTTGAATAATTTGGTCTGTTGAGTTTCTGACTTCTAAAGTTTTGTAGTATTTAATTTGGTAAAAATTTTCTTCAGAATTATACTTTTGAATTAAATAATTATAAAGTGCTTGTTGACTAAGCGGCCACTCATTATAAACATCTAAAACATTATTTGTCAGTAGAATAACCCAATCATATATCGCAGTTCCATAAAATTTTTCAGACACTTGATCTGGTCTTTCATCACCTATAATCGAATACTTGGTGAAGAAAGAAGCATTTTGGAAAATATCAGCACGAATTTTTCCTCTGCGAAAAAAGTTTTTTGTTACAATGGTATCTAAACTTGAGTTACTATCAACAAGTTGAGAATGATATTGTAGATTTGGAAGTGTGTTAAAATACATTTTAGTAACCTACCACTGAGAAATCTCCTTCACCAGTTTCTTCATCTAGTTTATCATAATCCTCATCAAAAATAGGTTCAACTTCTCCAAAGCTTAATGTCATATCATAACTCACCATAGAACCATCACCATAGGTCATGTAGGAACCATCTGGCATATAGTTCACTGACATATTTTGCAGAGCACAAAGTTTTAATGTTGGTAAGTATGGATGTTTTTTTGCGGTTGCTCTTTCAGGTTCCACATAATAGAATGTAATTTTAAAGACATTAGGAGATGCTAAAAACACACTGTTAAGTCCTCTTTTTACTGACATACCTTGTTTGAGAGTTCTAACAATTTTTTTAACATTCGACGCTTCAATCTCATTTCTTGGTGTCATTTTAAATGAAAATGAAAAACTTCTAAGTTCTGGACTTTTGAATAAAAGTTCTGCATTTGGATTCAGAATAGCTCCGGTCGAACGAGTTAGAGTTGAACTTCCTACTAACTTCTCTATGATTGTTGAATTAATAATTGTCTTTAATTCATCACCTTGATTTTTTGCAACTCCTCCTAGAGATCTAACTTCACTTCCTAATTGATTTAAAACATTTCCGCCAGATCCCATTACTCTTTGAGCTCCTCCAGCAAAATAAGCTTCCACTGGCTTTAAAGTGTCATTTCCCCAACCGACCAAATTTGCATCAATTAAATTTGCTGGAATTGGTAGTGTTACTGTGGCAAGAGTTGCCTGAGTACCTCCTCTCTCTGATAGTCTTCTTACATTTCCTCCCAGTGCACGACTTCCTTCAGATCCTGGAGTAGCATCTAAACCTAAATTGCTCTCAGGAACATATCTTAGCATTTCAATTGTCATGTAGTCATTTCCAACATAATCAAGTGGATATTTTAGTTCTCTAGAGTTTGGATATTGAGTTCTTGCCCTTTGTCCTCTGCTAATTTCTGATCGAACTGCAGGATTATTTAATGGACTGCTCCCTGCAGCTGCATCGGGTTGTGCAGCAGGTGGATTTGTTCCTCCTGAAGGTGATCCTGTTTCTGGATTTGTTGCTACAATTGGATTAAATATTCTATCAAATTGATTTGATCCTAAATCACGAGTGGCAACAGTTTGTAATTCATTGTTTAAGGTTCTTCCAAAGTTACCCCGATTTAAAGATTGCTGCAATGCATATCTTTCATTTGGATTAGTGATGACACCTGTCATTTGCCATCTACCATTTGGACTTAATGTTGCAACTGGAGATCCTCTACCCCCAAAAGCATCAGTAGCATATAATGCTTGATTTCCAGTTTGATAATTAGCTTCTAAAACATAAGTTCTGTTAGTAGTAACATTTGGTGTAGTGCCACCTCTTCCAGCACTGGATGCCTGAAAAGTTAAAGATTGATTATACGAACCTATTTCTCTTGCTGGATTTTTAGTGTCTGGATTTGTTCCCTGAGTTCTTGGCATTTACTTTTTTTAAGTATTTATCCTGAACTTTTGATAGTTCAATGCTAATAGAGTATTTAGTTCTTCTTTATTGACTTTGTGTAAATTACCAACTAACTCTAACCAAGTGTAGTTGTGTGGAGATTTCCAGTGAAAGTTGTATCCTCTAAATCCCCAACGAA